CTTCATGATATTGGGGTCGGAATGCCCGCAGCAACGCCATCCTCTCCAAGTCTCGCATCAGATTGGACCCATGTCCATCGAATTTGCTGAAATCAGAGTTGGTGATATGGTTCTTTACAGTTGCGCAGACTTTAGCCACTCGCTCGGCGATCCTCTTAGGACTCTTGCCAAAAGCGTACCATTCTTGCTTCTTCATCACATTATCTGCCAAACTGTACTGAAATTTGGAGTATGCTGCCTTATCAGGTCCATTGATTGTTGAGATTACACGTGGTGGGGCAGGTTTAGGATACGACTCATGTTTGAGAAATGACTGACATACTCGGTTAGGCTCCAAACCATTGGAAACCTCTAGTATACGTCGTTGCGTAGGCTTATTCTGCTTTTCAAAAAGGTAATCATCGTCCACGGGATCAAGTTGCTGCTCATCAGGTATTAAGAATTCCAGAAATTCACGCATGGTTTGCTGCATGAAAGCTGTCATTGGTAAATCACCTGGGGCAACCTTAGAAATTCGCTCGAGGACGGCTTGCTGCTCAGAAGACAATGAGGCAGTAGGCACAAAACAATCATTTAATAAGGGATTCATAAATGGAGTTTGAAGGGGTTTATCCGTTGGTTCATATGTGACCGGATTAAACTGGTAAGTTCTCACTGATTGGGAAACGGGGCAAACGACATCAGGTTTTAGGACTTGCTGGCTAGACCTATGGTAATCTAGTAACACAGCTCCTGTGACGCGATCTCCGTCTACGTAAGAAAGAACTTGGGCCATTGTAATATCATATTTCGATGTACTTGCAACAGTGGCAATCGTCTCATCAACATCTATCGGTATGGTGGCTTGGGCATATTCTCCCACTTTACCTGTGGAAACTTTGAAACCATCATCTACAGATGCGACTTGAAGTCGCAAGAAGCGGCCTGAGGCCACCACAAGACGGGTTAACATAGTTCCGACCAGGAAGAAGGGTACTAAGATTGCGGCAATGCCAGTCCATTTCATGACAGGAGTCAACATTACTAATTCATGGTCTAGATTGGTTTGTCGTCTATCGACTAGGTAAAATGCAGTCTTGTATGGAACATAACAAAACGTCTTACTCACCACAAGATTGTCAACCCCATAATTCCAAACTCTATGACTATACATGGCTCCCCCAGTAACACGGTAGTTTACTGAGTTCGCTGAGTCAAAAGTGTAGGAATATTCATCAGCAGTACGGGCTACTTGGCCGGGCTGGAAGGTATAAAGACAAGTGGGCTTGAAGTTATCACAAAGAAATGACGGCATATCCAAATACTGATCAACATCAACCATAGCCATCAGGTCACCTCCCTCAGGCTTAAAGGCAGCCGGTGCGGCGGCCAGGTCTTTTGCCCAGAAGTATTCCCGGGAACCAAGACGTTGGTTGCGTTGGTCACTGCGGGAGCACTGGTAAAACCAGACGCTCCTTCCAATCCCTTTTGAGAACATGTCGATAAACAATGATCCCGAGCTCCGGCTAGCGGCCGAAGCAGGGTGTGAATGATTTTTGGGAGACATAATCTCAACCAAGGGTTCATCACAAAACCGCGATCTAAGAGTTTCCGTTCGCATTTCGTACTCCTCTCCAAACTGTTTTAGCAG